GTTTCAAACCTTCCCTCGTATCCAGCTCCATTTATCTCTCTATCAACTCTGTCTAAGTCGTAGATAAATCCGTCATCAGAACCATAAACAGGAACTTGTACGCCTAACTCGTTCGTTCTTAAAGATAAAATATTTGGCTGATCTTTTTCTAACCAGCTCACTTTTGGTCTTCTTGGGTCAGAAACGTCAAAAATCTGAATCCTGTCGTTCTTTTTCCCCTCTTTTGACTGGTATGTGAAGTAGACTTGTTTCTTATCTGGATAGTAAATACCTGATCGTTTAGAGTTAGCCGATCTCGTAGTAGTGTTTCGCATATAGTCCTCAACCCTGAGTTGAGTGAGAATGTCAGCACTAATAATATCTCCAAAAGACTCAGCAGCGACAGCAGAAGTAATACCACCAGTCGAGGAGGCAATAAGCATATCGTCAATAACACTGACAGCAGAGTGCTTCGAGGCTGCACCGAAATTTGAGATAAGTTTCTTACTGGTAGAGAGTGTTGGGTCGTTAGCATCGTCGATAAAATATAAGCCTGGGTCTTTAAGGATGAACGCCCTGCCCTTGTAAACGAACGCATCATTAATTCCCTTTCCCTCACCTGGCCCTACTTGGTTAATAGCAATCTTAGCAAGAGTCTGAAAGTCCTCATGGTCCTCTGGATTTGATCCATAGAGTGTACTTGCGAAGTTCTTATTACCGTATGCCCACAAAGTATTAAGATAAACGAACCCACCAGCAGGTTGGTCAGATCCACTCCAGTCAGAAGCACCCTTAGCAATGTCTGCTCTTTGATTTGGAGTAGCACTTGAAATGACCTGCACAGGATCATTACCAGTAAAAATAAAAAGCTTTCTTATGTTTTTAGAATAGCTAGAGTCAGCTTCGCCTCCGCTATAAACAATCCCTGCCTCGTTACCTGCCTGAACAAACTTTACTGTATCAGTAATGGTAAGGTTAGTAGGAGATGAACCTGTAGCAGCAACAACTGACACGTTGTTCTGATCTGTAAAAGAATGAACTACACCATCTCTCGTAACAGCAACAAGCCTCTTGTCGCCATCAGAAGGCTCCCACTCGAAAAGACCAACAATGCCTGAGCCAAGACTAGATAGATTCCATTTCTTTGAACCTGGGGCCTTTTCAATAAAGCTATCCTTCAACTGAACATTAACAGCTTTTGTTAAAGCACCATTGTCCAAATTGGTTTGGGGGTCATCACTATTCAGACCTGCCATACCCATTGGAATTACTGAAATGTTACCGCTATAGCTCATCTATAAATTTGATTAATCGTCCTTGGCCGCATCTGCTCAAGACGAGGAATCAATCTCCCCTTATCCTTACCTGTGTTGCTTCTCTGCTTTCGCAAATCTTCTCTCATAGCAAGCATCTTAGTTGATACAGCACTAAACATATTAGCTGCTCTACCATCTTCCTTGTCTGCCATTAAATAATAAGCAGCACCGTATTCTAAGATTGGTCTATGCTCTCTAGGGATAAGAGGAATATCACTGTCAGAATCTATAAGGTCAGTAGGAACTGCAATGTAATCAGCTTCTACTCTAACCCTTGTGTCGTCTACATATCCGTTAAACTCTACGAAAAGATTCCTGTTGGCATCATAACCAGTGAAAAACCTAGTAGGAACGGTAGATACAATGTCCTTCAAGGGATAGTCTCTACGAAAAGAAGTAGCATCTAAGCCATAAACCTTACCATCACCATCATGAGGCAGCTTAGAGTCCTGATAAACCCTAAAAGGCTCAACAAGTCTAAGAACATCTGATCCTAAATCGTATCGAATCTTAACAGCTGTATATGTCAGTGAGGCGTTAGTCTCGCCTGTGAACTCGCCATCAAGAGTGATCGCGTCTGTACCCCCAGTATGCGCTGAGATTCGATATTTATCTGCATGACTATCAATTATAAAAAGATAATCAGCCAATGAAGTTGCAACAGTAGCACCAAGAGTGCCTGAAGTAGAACCCTTGGTTAGAGAAACTGATCCTGTGAATTTCTCTGTTAAAGTTAAAATCTTAGGGGTTGGAGACAAGGCCCAAGGCCATAGCTCACCTAAATCTACATCAAACTCATTACTACCTGAAAGAATGGCAAAGTAGACTTGGTTCATGTACTTGAGTGCTAATGCGTGGAATGGAGATGATCCGTCTGTGACCTCACCTGCGCGCTGCAAAGCACCCTTTAGAAGATCAGCAGTAGAATTAAAGTTAGCCATCAACCCCCCTTATACGTTCGTGTATGCCACCGTCGCAGTATTACTAGAACTAATCGTAGAGAAATAAGGAACAATGCTTTCCCCAAACTCTAAAATCAAAGGCTTGTCTTGATCGAACTCAATAGACAACGAACCATTATCTACTACGTTTCGCTTGTAAGATAACCACCTACCAACAAAAAGATCATCAATAGCAACAGCACCTGCTGGCCCAGTTGTGGAAGTTACCTTGATCGTAAATAGATTGGTAAATCCACCTGCATCGTCACCTGACACCCAGTCAATAGGAGGATCAAAGACTACTCCTCCCCAGCCAGTAGAAGAATAATCAGGAACGCTAATAGTGCTAAGAGCTGTAAAGCTAGATCCATTCCAATACTCGTAACTAAAACTACCGCCAGTGTTGGAAGTAGAAACATTAATTCCAATAAACCCATATCTATGAGCATACTGCACCATGAAACCATCGTCATTAGTGCCAGTAAAAATATCTACCGCAGTACCAGAAGTTAACTCTGATGTTTTATCTACGAAGTCAGGGTCTTCAGAAGCGTCAATTTGACCAAAATAAAGATAGCTGTTTGCGATCCCATTCTTTTGCATCAGACCAACATCGCAGGATGCACCTGAGTTGTTTGTTGCCTGTGCATACCAAATCATAAGTTGAAGACCAGAGGCAGGAGCAACCAAGTCTGTGCTTGAGGCTACTCCATAGCCGCTGTATTTAACTTCACTTAGATTCGGTCTTAACGACATCCTTCTTTACCTCTTGAGCCTTTGGTAACTTATGTGAGGTGTACCCTGGAGGGGGATCACATGGAGCACCACTTGGCTTATACCACTTACCGCTTCCAACTGGACGCTCGTATCGAGTGCCACTTTTTTTACAGTAACTAGCTCTGTAGAAATTCGTTGCAATAATATTGCCGTTTTTATCTCTAATGTGGGTCCTTAAATCGAATTTATGCTTAGGTGCAGTCTCTTTGATGAATTTTTCAATATCGTCCATTTTATATTCCTGTAGGGTTGCGCACCCCAAAACGACACCAGATTACTCTACCCCTAGAGTGAAGTAGGGGGCCGAAGCCCCCCCAAATTAAATTATGCAGAAGCAGTAAGTTCAGTATTGTTTCCAGCTTCTTCTGGTGCTTCAACGCACTCTAAAGAAGGGAATCCCTGACCAGCAGGTGATCCAACACCAACAGTGTGAGAAACCTCAACACTGTCACCTACAGCTAGAGCAACATCTACATCAAGATAGATAGATGCACCAACAGCAGTTCCATCAGGAATGGTAAGAGTACCAATTACTGACTCATCAGTATCAGATAAAGGTGTAGGCCGCTTAGTGAAAACTACAGTAGGAGCAGTAGTATCACCATTAACAGCTTCACTCACTACAGTGAACTTTAGCCTCTTGATTCTGCAAGACTTTACACAAAGAAGCTCTCCGTGGTCAGCAGATGCAGCACCAATATCCATCTCCAACATCACACCAGCATCGGTAGTTCCAACTGGAATGATAGGGAGGAGAAAAGATCCAATATTTTCAGAATAACTCATCGTTTTATCTCCTTTTCTTTATAATTATGCAGCTTCTGAAGATCCAAAATGGATAACCTTAGCTTCACCAGCGTTAGCTGTATCCCAGATCAATCCAAACTGAAGAACTCCGTACCAAGCAACACCACGATCACGACCGTAGTCTTGAGGAATCTTAGCTCTTAGTTCAGGATCTTGAGCAACAGCCATAGCTACTGCATCAGCTCCGAAGAACACGGCTTCACCAAGAGATACTTCTGCGCCATCAGAAGCGTCCCTAGAGTTAGATAAAGCACTAAAGTTGTTCACTTCAATGAATCTGATGTTCTCAATACGTCCAATTTCAGAATTGAACTTATTGGAAGGATCAGTGTATCTGTGCCAATCTTCCCAAGCAGAATCACCCATAAGTCCACGCTTAGATCGAGTAGCAATCAAACAGATGTAATCATCTCCCTCGTAAGGAGGAATCTGATAGTCTCCGTACATTGCGTCCCTAATGACTTCAACGTGGTCAACTCTCATGTTGTGAGTGGCTGCACCCATGTTTCCAGCAGGGTCAATGGTTAATGCGGTTGCACTGGTTGTGTAAGCTTTAAGAAGTGTACTCTTAAAGGCTGCAGCAGCAGTGTTATCCATAACCAACTTCATCTGGTCCTTTAGAGCGCGCTGAATAGCGTTCTCTACGTTGAACTCAGAAAGATCGTCACTAAGGCTGGTGAAAGGTACGGAACGTCCGAACTCTTCAACTGTGATAGCAACAGTGGTCAAAGTTAGAGTGTCTTCAGGAATCTTCTGGTTCTCAGTAAGCTTTCCATCAGTAGGAACCGTTAGGTTACTAACTCTGGTGATTGTGATGCTCTCGCCCTTACCACGGCCAAATCCTGGCTCTGGTCGAACGAATTGCATAAATTTAGTCTCAGCAATAGCTGCATGACGCAGATCACTAGACATTGCATGGCTTTTATATACGCCAGAAGGCGCATCGTATGTCCAAGTATGACTCATTTTTTTCTACCCCCCTTTAGGTTCTTTTTTTGAGTGCCTTAACCTGATCTATGAAACTCATGGCAGGTTGTTCTGGCGTTTTAGGCTGCGATTGTGTCTGACTTGACCCCAAAGAAGTCGCTTGACCACTTTGAAGCTCGGTTCTAGCCACAGAAGCATCCTTAACACCACCCATTATACCACGCGCTTCATCTACCAGAAGTTTTTTTGCTTCAGCAACCTTCCCTTGACCATATAAGGACTCAAGATGCTGCCTTTTATCTTTTACCAGTAAATCCACTAATCTTTTATGTTTTTTTAGATCAGGGTTTTCACCGTAAAATTCACCCCAAAACTTTGACTCCTCATCTCTACGGCTAAACTCAGTGGTTAGCTCGTTTCTGACATCGGATCTTAGCTTCTGAATGAACTGTTTGGGATTGCTAAACATGAGGTCTTCATAATCTACTTCAGGCTCATGTTGTTGATATTGCTGGTATTGTTGAGCAGGTTGGGCAGGTTGACTCCATTGTTGTTGTGGAGCTTGTTGCTGCTGATATTGCTGATAAACCTCTTGAGGAGACTGCTCTCCAGCATCAGGACTATTAAATGGCTCTGCCCCTGCTTCTGGTTGTACTCCATCCAAGGGGCCACCTTGCATTGCATCTGTATCACTCATATCACTCTCCTTGATTTATTGATTGATGATTTAAGCCTATTCTCTATATCTTCTAAAGAACATAAAATTGACACGCTTCCAAGATACACTTTTGCGTCAATCTCGCCATCCCTAAATGCCTGTTTTAACTTGGAAATAGCGTTATCTCTTTCTTGCTCCATGAATGGAGTAAAGGCATCTAAGGCGATTTGAGCCATTCTGCCATTATTCATAGTCTCTACGTCTTTTTCTTTCATACTATCCTAGTGGATTTGTCTGCGCCCTAGACACATCTCCCCTTACTACACCAAGTTCCGCTTCTGGCTTAGCGGCATCTGGAACCTGACTTTGGGCATCTGGAACAGCATTAAGAGCAGAGGCCAACCCACTGATTTGCTCATTTTGCTGATCTTGAGCTGCCCTGTCTTGATCGTCATTGGAAATCTTATCTTCATCAATATCCAGACTATTTACAATCTCCCCAAGAAGCTTGGTAAACGAGTATTTACGCTGAAACTCCTGCATCAACAAAGGAGAGGAAGCAATAGTCTGCAATAGACCTGTAACCTTCCTGAAGTCCTGAACCTTGTTCAAAATACTAGAAAGACCAAACACCCTGAATTTATTGCCTTTAGCTGTGGCTACAAAACGCTCTTGTGGACTTAACTGCTCGATTTGTTTAGCTAAATCCTCACCAAGCATGGCGATAACCTCATCATCATCTAGGTCGTCCATATTCTGAGCAATTACCATCCAAGCCCTCTCAAGAAACTGAGACATATATCTAGCCTCAATTTGCTTAACAATACCTTGGAACATACCAGTTAATGATTGGTTCTGAGCCACAATCTCTGTGGCCTTTACGTTACGCTCAGGTAAAACACCCATTCTAAGATCGTTGGTTAATGATGACTGCTGAAACTCCTTCTCAGTCATAGCAAACACGCTTACAGCCTCCTGAGAGGTATTTGCGGTATCAACCCTCTCAAGAACCTTGGCCCCAGGAGGACAAGAGGTATTAACAACAAGTGTGTCTCCTGGCGTAATTCCGTTGTTAACCTGAGATGGATCATCAAGCCAACTCTCTCTAAGCTGCTTAATACCAAAGGTACTCATCATTCCAGAGTCGATAATAAGATTGTAAATCTCATTTAACGCCAAGTTGTGCGACGTAGGTGCATCCATAATCGCCTTATGCCAAACGCTATGAGGGACGCGAAGAATAGGAGCGCATACAAACGGAGACTTGCCATGCCAGAAAGGATTCCTTCTTGGTTTAGAAATAACAACACTGTCATTAGCAATAGCGCAAACAGCGTTTTTCATAATAACTTCACCAGTATCAGGGTCTAAAATATCTCCCCAATACTCCAAAATCTCTACTCTTCTACGGAAAAGCTCAGGAGAAAGCGCATCTTGACCTGTCTCCTCTTTCCTCTTCCTTCTCTGCTCTTGGTCCACATTTGAACCCAAGCTCTGAATCGCCTCTAAATCATAGTCTTTAGGATTAGCCTTAGCCAATTCAACAAGCTTATGATGATCCATTTCAATACGCTGAACTTCATATAAGCCCTCACCAGTTGGATCAGGGAAAAAGTCTTCAGGACGAATCAAATCTAGCTTTAACTCCCAAACGTCCTTTTCGGCTCTAATAACCTTATCACCACCAAAATCATCTGATTCTAGCTCATAATCATTTTGAGTCTTAATTTGCCCATGAACCTTACAGATCATCAAAGAGGCTAATGCACCTGTCTTAATAGAGTCAGAGACAAAATCTACGATGTTATTCTTTTCTAACTGCCTACTAAGGAGCTTTTGAATAACAACAGCGTCAATAATTTCACCATCAATCTTTTTACCTGCTGCTGGCTTAACTTCAAACCACTTACCTACATCAATAAGGCCCTGAGCTAAGAAGCTAGTTAACTGCTCAACAGCCATAGACTGCTTTGCTAGAAACTCCTTAGATTGTCCTGCCTTCTTGTGAGAGTAATCACCCCTTTGATGGTAGACGTTGTAATTAACTCGGTTCTGACGCATACGGAACTCACGCTCGTCCTCTGCCTCATCCCTCGCCCTAGTAACTGATCTGATAATCTTAGAATCTAAATCCATAACTAATTATAACGCCCCCCATTCATAAATCCATAACGCAAATTCGGTATGGGGGTCTTCCTCTTCCTTTGGCTCATTCTCACCCTAGAACACAGGTATTGTAAAGCATCATGAACGTGAGAGTGTTCATCCTTGATTGGCCTAAGCTTAGATGGCTCAATCTCACCTGCTTTATCTGCATACCTATATCCACCCTCAAAACCCTTAATTAACATAGGACATTCAGCGTCATCTATCACTAAACAAGCTGTTGGATCATGGTCTATTTTTAGGAATCTAGTAAGGAAATACTCAACAGACTGCCTACGCTCCTCCCAAGCCAATGCCCCAGGAATGGGCCTTAACCCCTTGGAGTCCATAATCTTTGCGCAAGTGCCTTCATCCGTATCCTTACGGAACTCACCAGATGGGTCAATGAAATCCATAAACCCACGCCTACCCCAGTTGAGATAACGCAAACTACAGTCGTCAAGTACAAGGTCAGTAAACCTGTCAGCTCCCATGTTGATCTGAACATATTCCTTAAATATAACAAGTTTGTTCTCCTGTAACTGACCAACAACACAAGCAGGTGTCAAACCAAAGTCCCATCCCCTTAATAAAGGAAGACCAGCTTGAGGCATTAACCTTGTCTTAGAAGTATGAATCGCCTTAGTGAAATCTGGATAAACAGGAAAACCTGCCCAAGACTCCCACGACAGCTCATACTCCTGCATATACTGCGCCCTAGGCATACTAGACTTAATATGTCTCTTAAACTCTTCAGAACGCTTATTAGGATCAGCTCTGTAATGTAGCTGAAATACAGTAAATTCATTCTTGGGGTTTTTCCAGACCTCTACCCCTTCCATGGGATAAATCTTTTTGAACTTGCTGTCTGTCTTTACGACATCTCCCTCACCCTTATCGAGTTGGTCAAATACAAGTCTCTTAAAAAAGCCTGGGGCTGGAGAAGAAATAGCAGTAAACCTACCGCCACCCTCTAGTGTAGGAATACTAGCGGAATAAGCTTCTTCAGCTTGCTCCCAGAACGCCATCTCGTCAGCCATGATTCCTGATAGCGTAAACTGTCTAAGCTGATCGGCTCCTTGAGGAAACCCTTGAAGCTTAGAGTTTATTTCTGGAAACTCCAATAATCCGAACTTTCTTTTCTTTCTTGGTAATAATTCTCTAGGAATAATCTCAGGGTCAAGATTGTCATAAACAAACTCAGCCCTGTTAATGAGATCGTCAGAACCTTCTTCTTTTTTAGATACAAACGCATTATGCCTTCCAACATTAAACATCGTATCCCAAAGGTAAAGAATAATATTAATCCAAGACATTTTCATACGTCTGGACTTAGGTACTGCCAACTTTTCCTTAGCTACCCACACCTTGCAATAAGCCTGAATAAATTCAAGCTCCCAAGGAAATTTCTTGATCGGATTCTCTTTGTCTACCTGATCTTGAGTGTAAACCGCTTTTAGAAACTCAATAGGATCTTTACGAATCCTTTTGAACTTCTCCAGCATCTCCTGATTGCTCATCAGCTTCTTTTTCCTCTGGTAATGCAGATTCAATTAGCTTTACACAAGCTGCTAGTTTTTGGTGGTCAGCAAGTGACAAAGGTAGTTTTACCAACTGTCCTGCTACTACACCTAATGCTTCTCTTGACTTCATTTTGCTCTCCTATCGTTTTGGTTAAAAACCACAAGTAACATAAAAAATCATACTTAGTCGTTGTTATCCTTCAGGATTCTGTGGTTCAGCGGCATCCTCTTTCCCTTCCTTCTTAGGAAGCCATACCTTGATGGCTTCTTCTAAAGCTTTCGCTTCCTGTAAAAGAGCAGCGCGACGCGCTACTGCTTGTTGAACGAGTAACTCAAGAGACTGTTGTTTTTCCATTTTTACTCCTTATTGATCTATATATTTAACCCATATTTATATCAACACTATCGCCAGTACCAAGACACACCGATGCGATCACAGGCAGGGTCATCTTTAGTGAATTGCTTTTTAGATAAAATACTAACCTGATAAATACCCTTTTTGGCGCAATCAAGGCAAGGCTTTCCGAACATACTTTTAGTATTTTTAGAGATAGACAGTCTTCCACTAGCTCCAACTGACTTAACTGATTCTTTAATGGGAGCAAAAGTAGACTTAAAAGAAACCTGAGCCTCATTACACTCATAGTCAGTAACGTCATTCCATAGAACTGAAACACTCTCAGCCTCATCCTTTAACTCAAAGCATAACTTCTTTGACTCGCCTTCTTTTAGCTCAATCTCAATCCTCTTGCCGTTTCTAAGGTTTGCACTTGGCTCAGTGATATAGGCATCACACTGGACGACTAGAGTAGGTTCAGGGGTAGGCTCTGGCTTTGGCTGCTCAGAAGGCTCACAAGAAGCTAGACCTAACATTGAAACTGCAATTAATAGTTTTTTCATATTTTTACTCCTTATCTTTTTGTTTTTTAGCCCAAGAAACGAACCTTACCACTGCGGCGGTTAACTTAGGTTGAAGCTGGCCACCGAAATTCATGATACGTTCCTCGCCGTCAGTAATTGGAATATCGACCTCTTTAAGAAGCTCCATGTTTGAATTATAGATGCTCATCCCAGCTTCGACACCCTCGGCATTTGTAACTCTAATCTTTGCGGTTCCGACATAGCCAGTATTTTCTTGAACCCACTGAAGAGCAAGACAAAGTGACTTGCCTACAAAAAAAAGAGGCACGTTCCGCATTCCACCAGGAGCTTTCGCCGTTCCAACTATGTTGGGCTTACCCTTTAGGCGCATGTGGTCAACAATATCGTTTTCAAAATCAACCGCCTGAATATCACTAAGCTTAATTGTTGGTAGGTCTTTAAATAAAGGGACTAGCTTTCTAACTGCATCCTGCGCCATCTTTTCAAGAATTAAGCCGGGATTCCCTTTGTATGCTGTATTTTTACTAACTCCGAACGGACCCACAATATGCTGTTTATTCCCTGGGCCATTAAACGTCCACTTGAAAACAACACCGTCCTTGCTGAAGTCGTACTCAATCACCATGGCCCAATTGTGACGAGCCTCTAGCCACAGCATATAATGCCAAGGGTATGCCTGTAGCTCGGAGAACTTTTTATTTACCAAGTCAGCTTTATCAATCTTTGCGCTGGCGTACTTTTTGCCTGGCTTGCGGTTAAGAAACCCAAAAAAACGATTCTTTAAATCTAAGCCTATGATGTCGTCGTCGCTTAAAGCCATTATGCCTCTACCCTTTTACATATTGCCGTCAAAGTTCCATTACCACCGCTCCACTGAGCTGTCACATCAATCTCTTGCCCTATTTCAAAATTAACTGCGGACGTGGAAGCCTGATCCATGACAAAATCAGGAATGTCGTTATTTACATCTCTTTTGGACTTCATACTAAGAAAAACATGAGCTGACGATGTTGTTAACGGCGCTATAACGACCTCCAATTTAAAAGCCCCTGCGGAAGTGTCTGGAACATGCTCTGGAGTTGTTTCCAAAATAGTGGTCCATGAATCCGCTGTTCCAACGTGCTTGTTTCTAACCTTTACTCTAAATCTAACTTTTCTACCAGTACTTGTACTTGCGAACAATGTCCCCCATACAACAAGCATCCAAGGACGAAAACCGACTGTCACTGCGGTTGATGCTATGCCTGAATCTGTTTCACTAAATCTATTGGTTAACAGTGAACCTGGCTCGATATAAGGATAAGTGCTAAATATGCTTGTCTCGGTGGTTGTCGCACTTGGTCCTTGGGAGTCAATCTCAACGTAATCCTCTATTATATACGCTTTTCCGGCCTCATCTCCGTTATCGGCGCTTGTGGGGAGACACTTGCTTGGGACATTAGCAACGGTCGTGCCTTGGTCACTCCACTCAAAACCAGCACCGCTTAACGTAGAGTCAAGATTGACATCAATTGTGTAATTATTTGCTGACACTATCTTGAGAACCCTAAAAGGCTTATGGCTGTCTGGGAAAACAAGGTCGCCTGGACTTAATTCATTCCCTCCGCTTGTTGTAATGCTGTTCCCACCAGACGAACCGCTTATAGTGTTTGCACTAACGCTGCGTTTTTGGCGCATCGACCTAAGCCGTAAAGCTGTGTCAAAGTATTGAGTAACTAACTCGCCATGGTATCCGACATCTTGATTAACAGTACCATCGTTGCCTGTTCCGATATGATTCCCACCATTAACCTCCCACACCTGTGCGAAACCACCCCATTGGTCATCGTGGCGATATATTGTAGCGCCGGAAGTGCTTCCAATACCCAGAGTTAAAGTCATTGCGGTGGCGCTGGCTATATCTGCGACCACACTTTGTTTGGATGAGCTGGTAGGGTCATTGATAGCAATAGTGTCGCCTATGCTAAACTCATTTAAAAAATTGGTGCCTGTTCCTGTTACGGTAGTACCAGAAGTACTGACGGTGCCTGTTTTTGCGGTGTAGTTTGTTTGGTCAAAACGACCGCCTGATTTTTGCAAATAATATGTAACATAAGTATCTTCGTCCGAGCCTATACTATAGTTTCTCTTTCCCCATGCGTGAGCATTGACCCCCGCTTTCGATAAAAAAGAAAAGTAATTAAAGCCGTCTACCGTGGCGTCCTCATTAACGGCAAAGGCCATGATAGTGCCAGTGGTCAGGTTGGGTGCAGAAACAATAACCCCAAAATCCTCCTCGGTCGCAGTCTCAATAGTTATAGCCGTACCTGGGCCACGGTTCACTATTCCGACAAGCGACGTTTGAATCCCAAAGTTGTTCAAAGATAGCGGCGCATGGCCCCCAATCTCGAAGCCAAAAATCGCAGGGGCATTGGTTATGCCTTCATCAAAAAACCACCCTGTTTCAATAGAAACTGGTCCCTCAATTTGACCGTCTGAATTAATTGTAAACGACCCTTTATTTGCATTAGTAACCTCATTAAGCCAATGCGAACCTGCCACCCTAGACGATGTGCTATTATTTGCGGTGCCTGACCATGAGTGTCCAGACCCTAAAGATCCGTCACAATATGGTGAGGGTCTATAGGTGTTAGCATCAGTCTCTTCAATTTGAACGTCGTCAACGTAAAAGGTCGCTGATTGAGATCCCTGGGTTAAAACATCAAGTCTTAGCTGAGTACTAACATTCCCATTTACTACGACTCTAATCCACTCATTGGCCAAAAGATGAATTGGCCCAGTTTCATCAGATATAATGGCGCTGGAGCCTGATCTAAGAACAAATTTTACAATCTCCGTACCAGTTGTACCCTTTAAATATGCCGAAGCAGTGTAATGAGTTGTAGATCCAACACCAGTGTCGGTATATCTTGCCCCCTGGTTATCCGCAGATGTAACAGTAACCTCTAAGCTGGCAGAGCCTGTCCGACTCTGCGATGTGACTCTTGTTATCGAAGCAGAGCCACCAACAGCCGCCCAATCAGTGGTATCAGTTTCAAAGCTCGGATTTTTGCAGATGTTAGTTGTGGCTGGTGCAATTTGAAACGCAATGTTGTGGTCGCTAACCGATGGTGGGCTGATGGATGTTCCGTCTGCGTTAACCGCTAAGTATTGATTGGCCGAACCATTGTCTGCGATTGAAAATAGAGTTTCACCTATCGGTGTGGAGGCGTCTTCAATTCTTATGCCGCCTGACGTAGAATCTAAAACAATCTCCGCCGTAGATGCAGTGGAGAGATCGTAAGTAGCCTGAAGGTCTTCTCCACCTCCACCACCACCGCCAGGAGTGGCCCACGTCCCATCGCCACGCCAAAAAGTCGAAGACGATGCGCCAGTTCCACTATTTAGTTTATTTACAGGTAGGTTCCCTGTGACGTTAGTGCCAGATAGATTAACCGCATTGGCAGTTATCTCCTGACCGGAAAGTGATAGATAATTTTCACCAGCTAGGGTGACATCAATAGACTTCTGGGCATAGTTGTCAGCATGAATCGTTCCAACGCCACTCTGGGTCCAATCCAGGTGCTCGTTCGCCACATAGTCGCTCAAGTTGTCATGAAGAATGCCAGTTGGTTGGTTAACGAAATTGACTACCTGACTAGAGTCAATCGTCATTGCCTTGGTTAGTGTGTTGCTACCGTCCGGGGTTGTGAAAAACTCCATTTTGCCTGGAGAAGATGTTGAGCTGATTGTCCCACTATCGTCAACGGCCATACCTATGAATGCAAATAGGTCATAGTGGCTACCAGTCCACCCCCCCGCAGCTAGGTCGAAAAGATTCTGGCCATTGATAACCACCCCGTGAGTGTTTGTATCAGAGTTTGACCGCGATCCAACAATGGCTGAGGGAATTGTGGTTGAGTGTCGGTGAATATGCAGTTGGGCGGGGGAGGAGCCTCCGATATCGTTGATCTTAACCCTTGAGTTGTATGTAACCCCATTAATGTTAATTCCGCTGCTTTCGAGCCCGTAATCACCGAACTGACCGTCCCCTGTGGTGTAAAAGTTTTGGGTCGCTGCGGTCCAGTCAAT